TCATTATCCAATTCTAAATTGTAACGATTGAGATATTGACCAATCATGTAGTCGTATCCACCGTTATACGATCTAATATAATATTCCCAGTTTGCTACATTCTCTTTGTAATCCCTGTGGGTTTCTAATGCTTTATCTCGTGTGTATGCCATATTGCTTTTGTTTTATGTTCCATCTTTGAGGTGTAAAGGAGGCTTGTTGAATAGTCAAAGGTTTTAAAAAATCGATTAAATATCCAATGCTGTCATTCATATGATCGTATCCTTGTTCCTTGTCAGGAATGTTTGTTCCTATTTTGTATATCTGTTGTTGTAATCCTTTTATCATTGTTTTACAAGATTTTGATATAAAAATATCTCGCTCTCCTTTTGCCGACTTCAATCTTGCGTTAACAGCATTTACTCTATCTCTAACTGGAGTATGTTTATATCTTACCTTAACTTTGAAACCAGCATTTTGTAAAATACTTAAATCAGTTTTCCCTCCAGCACTTGTTTTTCTTTGACGACAAGCTGGGTCAGGATAAATAAAAATTGGTACCTTTGTTCCATACCTATCTTTTATCTCTTGGCACATTTCCTCGGTATTGCTTGAATAAATAATAATTTCATCTACAAAATAAATTTTGTCCCTCTTGGTAATCCTTTCCTGTTCTATTTGAGCTACTGCACAACTCATGGGATCGACATTAAAATCCATTCCAATATGTAAAGGCTTTTTCCAGTTTATTTGTTTATCAATCACATTATCGACAGCATGAAAATTATAATAGACAGCACCAGCATAAGTTTCAAATGATGCCTCAAATTCCTGTCTAAATGTCCTAATATCCAAATCTGATTTTGCTTGTTCTATTTCTTTTTTAGAAACTCGACCTCCTTGAAGTGTTGTAAATTGAAAACTATCCCATTCCTTATCCTGTCTTCCTTTTGCAAATAAACGATAAGACCAATTTCCATAACCTCTTGGCGATCCAGCAAACAAAACATTCCCTTCTGTGTCCGATATAGAAGCTCTTAATACTTCAGTCCAAGCTAGTTCGGGTATATCGGCAAATTCATCTAATACTAAAAAATTAATTCCCGTACCTCTTAAATAATCAAAATTTTCACAACCTTTAAGACTTATCCTTGAATTGCTTTTCTTTATTTTAATAGTTAGATTACTTTCGTTAATATCATCAACCCAATAAAAGTCGGATAGGATTTTCTTTAAAGGCAACCAACATATCTCTCTCGCCATTTTAAAAGTGGGTGCACAATACCATATTGTTTGATTTGGAATTGCCGCCATCTTCATAATTTCAGCAATACATAAATAGGTCTTACCGAATCGTCTTCCTGATACTAATACTCTAAACCTCTTTTTCGATTGGCTTACCTGATGTTGGCTTTTTGTTAGAATTATCTTCACTGCACCAATACTTAACGATAAATTTATATTTTTCAAATTCTAAAGGGCTTCGTTCTATAGCACTTTGTGTTTGTTTAATACCTTTTTCAACACAAGCTGTCCAAGAATCAACAGGTTGTCTATCAGAAAAGGGAGGATAACAGTCTTGGGTTAAGAGGGAACATATCTGAATGATAAGAATATACTTCATTAATTACCTTGCAATATTGTGGTCAGCTAATAACAATAAACAAAGAATTAAGAAAAGTATTAAGTATCTAACCCATCTTTCCGATCTCTCTATTTTTAGTCTTGCTCTTTTTCTTCTTTTTAAAAACTTCAATGTCTTGAATTTCATTTCTCTGTACCATAAAACCTTTTATAATTGCTTATTGACAACCCTCACATTCGTTGGAATCATCAATAACAACACCATTATTCTCAAAACTTAAATCGTTTGCTTTATCTTTGCTTTGTTTTTCGTATTTATCTGCGATTGTATCTTCCTCATAATTCCAAACATTGTTTTTTGGGCAATTACAACCAATACATTCGCAATCCACAGCTATTCTGTGTTCGTCATTTTTATTACAATGACACAAATGTCCGCATCTTTTACAATTATTCATATTAACTCTATACACTAAAATGAATAATAGTTTAATTTATTTTTTTATCTTAAAGAAATCTTCAAAGAAATCTTGCCAAAACTTCTGAACTTGTTCCTGATACTTCTTTGCTTTTTCAGGTTGTTCATTGGTAAATTTTTCCACATAGACTTTCCACTCTGCATAAGTTGGAATTTCTAAATCAAATTTAAACATATTTTCTCCTTTCTTTTTATTTTAATATCAGTTTCTTAATTGTCTTTGAACCATCAACATTAACTTCTATTTCCACTTCTGATTTAATACATTTATATTGAACAGCTTTACCTTTAGATGTTCGTTCAGCAACTCGTTTATGTGCAAGGCAATCGCTTAAGGAAGATTGAATCCTATGTTCCTTAATTTCATGGTCTATAATCATTAATAATGCAAACACTGTTTCTATCATTTTTTATATCCATATCCTACTTTTCTATTACACCACCTTTTGTTCCAAGACCAACAATGGATTTTAGAACTATATCTTTCTATAAGTCTTAAAATAAAATCTATCATTTGTAAGTTCCATTTGCTTTAATGCTTCGATGTTCTTCCTGAATCTTCTCAAGTTGTGTTTGCAGTTTTTCAACTTGTTTCTGTAAGAATTCTATATTAACTTTATTGTGCATACCAGCTTCTATTTGTTTCTGTATCTTTTCTATCTGTCCAGCCATGTGTTCTATTAACATGAACTGTTCACTATCGGCTGGTAAGCTTCCCAATTCTCCTCTTGGCCATTTAATAGAAAATTCAACAGCACTTTCCAAATCTTTTTCTATTAATGTTTGTGAAGTTTCAACATTGTTAAGTCTTTCAATGACACCGAAATAGGCCCACACTCCTATCGCTACTGCTACGATAATGGACAGCAGATTACGCATTGGCATTGAAACCGCTGTATTTTCAGATATTTTCATTAATTGCCTAGAGGTGCATAAGGATATGAACAGCTTAATAGGCTAATAAAAATCAATACAATAGCTAAAGTCCATAAATGTTTTGAGTTCATAAATTATCCTATATCACAATAAAATCCATATACCAATTCTCCTTTCGGAGTGTACCACCCTTGTAGTTTTGCTTTACCATCAACCTCCCAATGATAAATAGAAATCTTTTTCATAATTTCCTCTCCAGTCTCGAAACAGGACTTGTTGGTATGTAAGCTATAATCCTGAACACCTGAAGATAAGATAAAAAATATTATCAAATGCTTCATCGTTTAAAGAATCGTTTTCGCCATTCATGGCAAGTATAAATATCTCTAACATGATCCGTTCTCCATTTGCCGCAAAACTCTCGTCTATTGGAAAATAAACCACAATTCCCACAAGCCTGTTTTGTTTTAGATCGTTCATAGCTTTGTGGTAGCTGGTATGGAATGAAATGTCCGTTGGGATAGAAGTTTGATCTAGCCACGACCTTGACCTTTGTATTTCTTGAATGATCTTTTTTCTGCTTTGTTCATTCTTTTCTTGTGCCTACCACAACTTGCTTTGGTAAATTTAACTTTGTGAACATAAATATATGATCTAGGTTTGTTCCTCGACATCTTCAGCCTTGCCATCAATAATTAAAGGTAAGGGTTCTGTTATGTTTTCTGTAACAGTCCGGTCTTTCAT